CTACTCTTCGTCGGCCACTTCAAATGATGCGAACAGATCACCCTGGTCGCGGGCAACTATTGCCAGCCGCATCCTCTTAACGACCTTGTAGACGAACGCCAACGAGAGGTTGTACTTCCTGGCAAGCTCTCGCTGATTACGCCCGGTAAACTCATCGAAGAGTTGCTGATGCAACTTCGATGCTTGCAGGTGGATGCCTTTGGGCATGTAGAGCATCTGCCCGCCCCACACAGTAGCCATCAACATTGCCACTTCATTGCCATGCGCTTCAGCGAGTTCAGGGCCGACACCCAGAGTCTCCTTGGCAGACTGGGCCACATGGTCGGCCAGGGTCTGAAGAAGTTCACCCGGAGCGCTACAGGGCGCTTTCATACGACCTCCTTATTGATCACGCGGTACTGCCACTGCTTCAGGTTTTCAATCACCCGACTTGCTTGGGCAACGCTGAGCCATTGCAGCGCAGACACCTTGGTCATGCTTTTCACGAAGCTGGCCAGGGCGGCCTCGGACGGGTCGCGAACCGCGCCCAGGTCATGCAGCGTCAGCCATAGCGAACGGATTTTCTTGGACTGCTCATCGTTGGCCTGTGGCCGCTTACCAGCCTTGTTTGGACGAGGGTTAAAGCCCTTTTGCTTGAGCTGTTCCAAAACCCGTTGCAGGTTTGGAACGCTCAAGTCAGCGGTGGACGTCGCGCCGTCCAACCCCGTCATTCCAGCCAGCATCAGGCGATATGTATCGTCATCCATGCGCAGCTCACGCCGCGCAACATGGATCATCTTGATATAACGCAGGCGGGTCGGATTGGTCGGCGCGGCGTTCATGCCCATCCCCCGCGTTCCATCAGATCGATAGCGGCTTGCTGAGGATCTTCGATATCGCCGTAGGACAGTTCCCGAATGAAGTCCTCCAGCTCACTCCTGTCGTTGATCGCATTCCCCGACGACCATGCAGCAACCCGAAGCCCGCCAATCTCCCGTGGGATATCGTTACCCATGCCCTCTACAACGAGGGTGTCAAATTTCTCTTTCTCGCTCACGTCACACCCCCTCCGGCGTGATTCGCCACTTGCTATGCAGGCGGCCAGTCGGCACACATTCAAGGCGGTCGATGTTGCTGCGTCGGCCAGGGAACAGCTTCTCAGCCAAGCGCTTCACGGGGTATTCATAGCCATGAGTACACGACACGCGCTTGCCGCGCACAGTGCTGGTGACGTAGCCGGTGCCGTCCTGGAGTACGGACACTTCAACCGGAGTAAGTGGATGAACCGAACGCACCGGATACTTGACCCAGCCGGTACGTCCTTTCCACAGATATTCAACGTCGCTACCAGTCTTCAGCTCGGCCAGATTGGTGACTTTAAAACCGCCCCATATGTCGCTCTGATATGGCCAGCTTTCGGTGACGATGCCGTCTTCGTCGACAGTCCACACCAGGAAGTCCTGGTGATGATCCTGAAACTCGATCAGTGTCTTGCTCATATCAATCCTCCTGGAACTCAAGATCGAGATCGACTTCAATCTCGGCGCTGACCAGGCGAATGCCACACCAGCCGAAAGCTGACCCCTGAACGGTTCCGCCCCATCCCTCTTTGTTGTGGCGATCCTCTGTCCATATCTGTGACTGCCGCCCATCGTCAACCCGCATGCCACCGGCCTCCAGCAGGTCATAAACCCACCCCTCGGCGGCAAGCTTGATAACGGCACGCACTACGTCGTCATCTGCTTCACTGAGACGATCAACAGCACTAGTCCAGAAAGAGTTGATCACGGTAGCCCGCTCTTCGGTCAGGATGTCGTGGTCGACCTCAAGGGTGATTTCCCATTCTTTCCAAGTGTCTTTCAGCGTGTATTGCTTGAGGTTCGCCATGTCACACCACCGCCAAATCAAGAGGAATGGCCCGGTACTCATCAGTACCATTCACCCGCTCGTAAACGCGGATGTAGACGGCACTGCCAGATACCAGGATCGAGTCCTTCACAGCTTTCATCGCTGCTTTCCAGGTGTCGTCATCGATCTCTAAACGCAGCAGATCAAGGACATCAGAGGTCTTGATCTGGCCATTGCGGTTTGGGCTGAAGGTACGGTCTACGATGGCCAGCAAATGGTTGTCCGCGCCCTTGCTCCAGGTCTTGATGCAGTCGTACACCATGACCTTGGCCACTTCCATTTCCTCGGTGAAGGTCAGCCGATCTGCGTGGGAACGCACGACCTTGTACTTGCCGTCATAGGTGGCGATGGTCACGTTGCCTTTCTTGCCGCCCATCTGGACGCCATAGCGTTCGCCCGCGATGCTGATCAGGTCGGCGATATCACCGAGCGATTTTTTCTTGAAGTTCTTCAGTGCCAGGTTCAGCTGTTTGGCTGCTTCGGCAAGTTCACCCGCTACCTGATCGCGCAGCTTGTCCTGCTCGCGCACTTGGTCAACCGGCACCAGGTGGCCGATGGCATTGCGGACAAAACCCGCAGGAATGTTGATATCAGTCATGGGGCCTTTCCTCTTTAGTTAGAGCTGGAGATGGAGCTGCAGAAACGTGCTGTACGGGTCTTGGAGCTGCTTGCTTCTCCCAGTCTGTGAAGACAGCAAGAAGTACAATCAGAAACCACAGACCTGCACTCGGCTTGTTATTCAGCTCCAGGGCGGTGGCTGCACCAATCAGAACAACTGTGATTGCTGCGATACCCAGGTTTTTGTACTTGCCGAAATCATGTCTCCTGCTCCTTCACCAACGAGTACCAGGCAACATCGACGCCGCGTACCGTCACGGTGTGGCAGGTGAAGCGCCCTTTAGACGAGCTGCACATGCGCCGCAGCTCATGCCCAAACCGCCGTGTAAGCAGCTCGACGCTGGACGGTTCGATAAAGATTTTGTTGTCGGCCAGCACCAGGTGCTTGATCTCAATGTCGGCCTGGCGGAAATCGCGGGTCAGGTCGTTGAAGGCCGACAGCTTCGCGGGGAAGTCCTCAGCCAGGATGCTTGGCGGCAGTGCCACTTGCCCCCCGACCAGATACAGAGCGGCCATATCACACCCCCTTCACAACGTCGGCGGTGATTATCGGCACGCCCAGCTGGGCGGCCAGATTCATTGCCGCGATCACCAAGTTGCCGATGGCCAGCGGGTATAGCAGCGAAACGTTCTCGTCGCGACCGCCGCGCCGGCTTGGCTGAGACAGGCGTTCAGCAATCGCCTGGATACCGCTGGCGTCAATGACTTCACCCAGCACTTTGCCCGCACGGTCAAAACGAAACTTCAGGAATTCTTCCAGGCGATTGCCTTCGATTGGTGCCAGGGTGACCCGCTCGCAGCGCTGTACGACCTCGCGCACATCAGCGTTGCGTTCGCTGAGCTTCACGTCCAGTTCGGGCTGGCCGATCATGATGATGCTGACCAGCTTGGTGAAACCGACCTCCAGCTCAAGGATGCGCTTGAGGTGTTTGAGCGTTGGGATCGGCAGGCTGTGGGCCTCTTCGATCACCAGGCAATGGCGATAGCCAGCCGCGTGGGACTCTTTCAGTGCCTTGTGCAACTGGGCGAAACGCGCCTCGGGGCTGCTCTTGGGTTTTGCAAGCGGCGCGACCGCAGCCATCATCGACTCGGCAATGTGGGTGCTTTTCAGGGATTTGCCCTTGGTGTCGTTGTCTTCGGATGCCAGGACATAGGGCTCAATGATGACCACCTGATCACCACCCTCGGCGATGCGGTTCACCAGGTCGCGGCGAAGCGTGCTTTTGCCTGCGCCTGATTCACCCACGACCGCGAGGAAGCCGCCGTGACGCGCCGTCTGATACATGATCTCGCGGACATAGCGAATGTCAGGGCTGACCCACATATCCTGAGCGCAGTGCAGCTCATCGAAGGGATCACGGAACAGGCTGAAGGCCTTGCGAGTTTCTGGCTGTAGGGTCTGCTTTGGCAGTAACATTTGTTCGTCCTCCCCGGACGGCTCTTGCGAAAGGGCCGGATCTGCCGTGTTGGCGCACGGCAGATCCACTTCTTCAAAGGCGTTGGCGATATCGGCATCGTTGGCGCCGGCCTCGGTCAGGAACACACGAATGCGCCCCTGCAGTTCGTTACAGTCCAGGCTGCGAGGCCACTGACTGTGGTTCAGTAGCTGGGCTACCGTGGCATCGCTGAGACTCAGCGACTCGGCCAGGGCTGATTGAGGGCGGCCCACTCCTTGTAGAATTTGCTTCAGCTTCAACATCACTCACCTCCAACCGCAGCCAAAACCAGGCTGAACGGTTTGCGCATGACCTCAACTGGTCGTTTCAGCTCAGCCTCAACGGCGTCGAGCTGCTCTTCTGGAACTCCTTCCGGGTAACGCTGTTGTAGCCAGCCAAACGTTTCTGCCGTCCAGAGGTTGCCCAGGCGCGGGCGCAGAAGCTTTGCGGCTTCGACATGACCGAGCGGAGCAACCTCGACGGTTGGGGCGTTGACATTGAGGCTGGTGCCGCGACGCGGCATATAAGCCGGCAACACGGTGTCGCTGACGTGTTTGTGAGGGTCGATCAGGCCACCGAACGGCACGGCCTTGGCCTTGCGAGCTGCTTCGGCTTCGGCTTCGCTGGTGGTGCCGGTAGCGATCTGTTCCAGGACTTTGCGCGAGACCTGGGCAGGCGTTTCGGCATGGCGCTTGTACTGCTCGCCAATGGTTGCTGAGGTCTCCGCGAAGCCGAACTGATCGATTCCGATCCGGTCGATAACGTGAAACTGTTCGCGGCCGTCCTCACCAACCAGCACAGCGATAGCGGTGTCCTTGTCTCGCCAGCAGTTGCGAGTGATCAGCAGCTTTTCAGCGACCATCACACCAGGTACAGAGCTGACATCGAACTGAGCGCCCCGGAAAGAAACCCGTAACAGGTTGCTGACAGTGCGGTACTCCGGCGTGCTGACCGCCAACTCACGGCAGACCTCGACGCTTGGCGCCAGGCGCAGTTGGTCCCGCGTGATCAACTGCCACACGCCGTATCGGGTACGCCGGGTGCGGGTGTGAATCGCAGTCGCGTTGTAGTAACGCATCCACTTTCCGGCCCAGGTGTTGATTTGCTCCAGGCTGTTGGCGGCCTGGAACTTCAGTGCGCTCTCAAACTCACGCTCAACAATGTTGTGCGCTTGCTCGACCTGGCCCTTGGCCCTGGCATTGCCGACCTGGTTAATGATCAGGTCAATAGACATGGCCCGGCACAAGTTGCGGAAAATACTGCTGGTCATCGCCGCGCCGGGGTCAGTCATCAACATCCAGGGCACGCCGTGGAATGGGTCCGATTCGTGGCGCTTCTGCATTGCATTGATCAACACGGCGCACAGGTTATCCGCCGACTCAGCGCCCAGCACGTACTCCAGATACAAGGTGCCGCTGGTGTGGTCGGTGATCACATAGCGCCATAGACGCTGGCGTTCGATCTTCTTCAGGTTGCCGGGCTTGCCGTCATAGAACTCGGCTTTGTTCATCACCTGGGCACCGCTGTCAGCCAGGTAGAACTGCGTCGAGATCGAGGCGTCCACCTGCCAAACGTGGTTTGGGTGATTGCTGGCCAGCGATACCGCTGGGGCGTCCTGCAGTAACTGCTCGGGATGCAGCTTGTAGCCTTTCAGGGCACGACTGATGGCGCCGTAAGTCAGCGGCCGAAACAAGCCAGTCACTTCATCGACCCGGCCAGCCATGATCAGCCCATTGCTGCGCAGACGTTCCACAGCACGTTCAATGGTGGACAGCTGTTTGTTGTTGGCACGGATCGATTCCAGCAGCATGGCCGAAATCAATCGGGCTTCATCCAGGGGTAAGGCGCTGTTACCCGCATCGCTTCGACGCTTACGCGGCGTGGCCACTCTGACCTCCTTCAGCTTGCGCTGAAGTGTTTGGATGGAAACACCCAGCTCAGCCGCGCCTGCCTGGTAGACAGCAGTACGCTGACCGTGCGGGGCGTTGTCCGCTCGCTGGGCGATCTGGGCTAGTTGCTGGACCTGTACCGGGTTCATAGGTTAAGCCTCGGCCGTGTTCAACCAGGCCGGGGCATCGGCACCGTCTACATGCTCGGGCAAGTGGAACTCGCTGCGGACCGCTGCAAGGGTGACTTCGAGCTGGTGAATCAAGGCAGCCTTGAACGTGCGATGGTCTTCGCCGCTCTCGGCAGCATGCTCTTCCAGCTTGGCGAAGCCTTCGCGCAGTGAACCGAGGATGTTCGCTTCCGCCTCATAGGCGACTGCTGCGACTTCCTGGCGAAGCTCTTTCGCGACTTCATTCACCGGCATGGACTGGATGCGCTTGCGGGTCTTCTCCAGCTCTTGCTTGGTCTTGTCCAGCTCGGCGGTCTTCTTCGCCATGACTTCGCTTTGCGCTTCGTAGTCGGCGTTGGTTTCGTCCAGGCGCTGAGTCAGCTCTTCTTTTTCCTTGGTGTGCTTGGCGATGATTTCTTCTGCGAGATCAACGAAGGCATCCTTGTCGCCGGTCTTGGCGACTTCGATCAGAGCTGTTTTTTGGTCTTCCGGCAGGCGGCGGTATTGGCGCATTTCGCGGTAGCCGATGCCCATACGGGACATCGAGTCGAGTGCGTCTTCCCCGAAAGCACGGAGATTAGAAATATCCCGATCAACTTGCTCACGTGATCGCCCAAGCAAGTCACAAAATTCATCCCAGGTGCCTGACAAAAATTGGTCACCGTGACCAGTTTTCGCCCCCTTCAAACCTCTGTAGAGCTTGTTTTCCTTCACATAGGCAAGTTTGGAAGTGGTCACGGTGACCGAAAACTTCGCAAAGGCGTCAGCCATCTGAGCCTGACCCAGAAGCTGGTTTACAAGGTCTCGTTCTTCACTATGCGAAGACAGAATGGTTGCCATAGCATTCTGGTTAGCTGTGAGCATTTCACCGTTCAGAGCTGGAAGATCGACTGTCTCTACGGGTTGGTTTTTGGTGCGGGCCATGGTGTTCTCCTTAGTTCATCGATCCAGCGGCGATACGCTGGTTGATTTCCTGCATGCGGTTGGTCAGCCGAGCCATATGCTCGGCATGGGCCTGGGCGATCTGCAGCACGCCCACGGAATGAGCGAAGCGACCGTTGTCCAGCTTCACCGCAAGACCTTCTTCAATCAGGGTCTGCATGGCTCGGGTGATGTTGCTGGGGCTGTCCTGAGTCAGTTGGGCCAGCTCGGTGTTGCTAAGCCCGGTCACGGTGTGGCCCTTCAAGGCCTTGAGTACGCGCAACACCCGTGCGGCGGCTGAGACGGTGCGGCTCATGGCTGCCCCTCCAGTTCAAGCTGTGGTTGCTGGGTTTGGCTGACATTGCCTCGGTGCCATGCAAGCCCCTCCATTGCGGCCTGGATGGCTGCAAGGGTTTCTTCGGCTTCGCAGCTCTTCGAGTAGAACGCGAGCAATCTGCCGGCTGCTGTGGTGAGAAGTTCCTGTAGCGCCTGCGTATCCTGGGCGGTGCAGTGCCGGCCGGTGGGCACGTCAATGGTCAAACGACCTGCACTGGCGGCGATCCAGCGGGTGACGTAATCGCAACCGCAAGCTCGCTCATAGGGGCGGATCAGGTTGGCCGGCATACGGCCTGTCTGCAGCCACTTGTAAACCGACCAGTGATCCGCGACGCCCATCTCATCAGCGATACGCTCGACACCTTTGTTATGTGCGTCCTTGGCGAAGTCCTTGCACAGCTCCAGCGCATGGCGCAACGAGGTCGGTTGAATGCTTTTCCAACGACGGCGGCTCATTGGAAAGACCTTTCTGAAACGCACTCCAAACAATCTGAACTTTTGCAGCTATGCAAAGTGATTGCGCCGGGTGCAATGTTTTCGGGTACATTCCCCAACATGGACATGAGAAATGACCGACCGTATTGAGAGACTTGAGGCACAGGTGAATGCATTGGCACAGGGCTGGTTACGCCTTGCTGCCGCTCTTGAAGTTCAAGGGCTCGTTTCACCTGAGGGCATAGATCAGGCGCTGCTGTCGGTTCGGTGGCCTGGACAACCCATAGAGGCTGAGGCAACCAAGACGCTGGCATGGTTGACCGATCAGTTGGCCGAAGCACGGAATGCAAGACGATCTGCGGCGCCGCAAGCACCAGTCGGTCGGTACGGAACTGCTGTGAGGTAGCCATTATGCTGCCAACGCAGCGGTCGGCTTGAGACCAAGCTTCACCGCAATATCATGGGCCTTGCCGTAATTGGCTTTGGCCTGGCCATTGAGGACGCGGTACACCTCATTGCGGGTGTAGCCGTTTTCGGTAGCCCATTGAGTAATGGTTTTGCCGACACGACGGAAGTTTTCTTTCACCTGGTCGGCGGTTAGGGCTTTGGCATGGGTGGCCATGGTGGTGGCTCCTGTGATGCAAAGATGATTGCTGTTTGTTTGAATTATTTTGGTGGGATATATACACCGTGTCAAGTGATCTGGTGGATTTGATACACGTTCGTTTGCGTGAAGAAATTGATAGATGCGGCCTTAGCTTGGCTGCTGCCTCACGTGCGGCTAATGAGTCCAGCCCTCAGCGGCTGAAGGACGTTGTGTCGGGTAGGCAAAAATGCTCCGCCGACCTGGTAGCAAAACTGATGGTCGTTGGAGTGGATGCTCTGTATGTGCTCAGTGGAGTACGGGCTTCGACTATTCCCACGAAGCTAGCGCCGGATGAAGAAATTTTGCTGGAGGGGTATCGAGCTCTTGAGGTAACTAGGAGGAAGCGATTACTCGCGGCCTTGTTGACCGATGACATACCAGAAGGATCAGGGCAAGCCGGACAACCCACAAATACACAAACTGTATCGGGAACAGGTCATCGTGTAGCGGGGCGAGATTTCTATACAAAGGAGTGAGGTGGGGAGATGCATATAGATGGGCACAACAACAGGGTCGCAGGGCGCGACTATTACGAGAAAGCCACTCTAAAACTAACATCAGAACAGATTGCGGAACTGTCTATAAAGCACTGTTCTAGATGTGAGATCAGGTTCGTTGCACCTGGTGTCAGCATATGCAATCACTGTCGCCGAGAAATACAAGACGAGGAAAACCGCAAAAAATTGAGTCTGTTCTGTTTCGCCGTGTTTTTTGTTTGGGGAATGCTGTTAACACACTCAGGAAAAAACAGTGGCAGTATTACGCCTATTCAACTCTTGGAGTTGGGAGTTGTTTCTGTAGGTGTCGTTATTTTTGTGGTGGCTTCGTGGTATTTACTACGCGAGATTTGGCTTGAGCATGGTGACGATATTTCAAGGTCGCTGGGTGAGCGGGTGGCGCGTTTTTTTAAGTGATGTAAGTACATGGAGTACATATCTATATGGGGCTTTTAGGTGGGATTCTTTTTATTACGAGCTTTGCTGTCTTCGCTCTAACAATTTTGGGCGGGGTCGCTCCTGCCCTATTTAGAAATAGAAAGACAGGAGTAACTCCGAAACGTAGAAGCTTTTGGGTTTTCGGTACGGCACTAACAATTTTGGTGTTTTTAACAGCGTTGGTTATAACCCCGTCCCCGTCCACGTCCACGTCCATGCCCACATCCATACCTGCACCTGCACCTGCACCTGCACCTGCACCTGCACAGCCTGAGGTGGGCTCAACAAAATTTGAACCTATGAAGACTGGAGTTCCGTACACAAGTGCAAGCAAAGAAGCTCTTCTCAGTGCAACAAAGCATGTCGCAGACCTGGACGAGGCAATGGTCGATAGTATCGCTGTCCTCAAAAGTGGCCAGTTGCAGGGCTTAAGCACTCAGAGCCGAAAGTTCAGCTCATTGGTTGCCTTCGGAAAGACACAATTTGGTGACTCAGTTTTTGAGCCCCTCGGACAGTGTTTCTCTGCAGGTATCTATGCCCGGGCGTGGTGGCAGTCTCAGATGATTGCTGCGAATAATTCCGGAGTGGAAAAGATTCCTGGTTCAATCCAAGATGCCTTGAACTCGTATAAGGCTGCTCGCGACGCTTGTCTGGTGTCCGCAACCCCTGCAGCTTAAATAGACAGTGAGTTGTTCTTAAAAGGGACTCTTTAAACTCGATTAAAAGCCTTCCTGTACCACGCCGCCGATTATGGCGGCGTGTGTATTTCTGGCGTCCGAAAAGTGCGGCGCCATTACAGGAGGCGTCCGATGCGACCCGAAACCCCTCGCGGTATCCGCAATTCTAATCCCGGCAATATCCGCCACGTAAAAGGCACCCGCTGGCAGGGTATGTCGGCGAATCAGAATGACTCTGCGTTTGTCCAGTTCATTGATCCTCGGTGGGGTATCCGAGCCATTGCTCGCACCCTGATCACTTACCAGGACAAGCATGGCTTGCGCACTGTCCGCCTGATTATTGGCCGCTGGGCGCCACCGAACGAGAACAACACCGAGAGCTATATCCGGCAGGTTGCTGTCCGCCTTGGTGTGGCGCCTGAAGAGCGTATCGACGTGTACGACTATCGGACCATGCGCGCTCTGACAGAAGCGATCATTCGCCACGAAAACGGCGCTGGTCCTCTCCCCGAGGGCAACTGGTACGGCGAAGCACTGATCAATGAAGGCCTGCACCTGGCAGGCATTGTCCCCGACGCCTATCACGGGGAGCCAGCATGAAGCTGATCGATAACTGCCATTGCTGCTGGAAGCTTCACAGCGTCCAGCTGGCCATCGTCATTGCGCTGCTCGGTTTCGCCCAGGCCACCGTCCTGCCTATGTGGCAAGCGCAACTCTCTTCATCGACCTATGCCGCAATCAACAGCGGCTTAGCCGTTCTGTTGTTCATCACCCGCCTGATCAAGCAAGGCCCTTCTGACCAGGCCGAGCAACCAGACCAGGAGGGTTCGTCATGAGACTGAACCTCTTTGGTAGGGCCTTCGCGGCACTGCTGGCGGGGATTGCCGGTGTATGCCGTTGGCCCACTCCCAGCACCGCTGCCGGAACCTGGATCAGGTCCGGTGTCATGCCCCTCTATCGCCACGGCAAGACCGGCATTGCTGCCGCCAAGCGCGGTGCCCGTAAGTCCCGCAACCGCATGAGGCAGCGCCATGGTGCTTGAACGGTTACCGACAGGACTCCTTGTCGCCGGGCTGGCCTGCGTGATCAGCGCAGCAGCGGCCGGATCAATCGCCTACGGCTTCGGGTTTCGGTACGCCGAAGCCCTGGGCAATTCCGACCTGCAGTCATTCAAGGCCACGCAGGCAGTACAGGCCGGGGTGGCGGAAAAGGAAAACCGTCTGCAGCTGCTGCAGCAAGTCACCCGTGCCAACGAAGCCGAGGCTTTGCTGCTCACCACTCTTGACCGACACGCCGAAGAAAAACGCCAGCTCCAGGAGCGAATCCCCCATGTCACGACCCAATACATTCCTGCGCCTGGCGCTGTCGCTAAGCCTATCCCTCGTTGCGTGTTCACTGCTGGCTGGCTGCGCGACTTCAACACCGCCCTCGGTGTGCCCGCCCCAGGACCGGGCACCGCTGTCACCGCAGCTGAAAAAGCGGCCTGGCCCGCCACCGGCTCTGAAGCCGAACTACTGGAAAGTGGCGTCACTCCCGCCGACATCCTTGCCCATGCCCAGGACTACGGCCTGTGGGCCCGATCCATCCTCGCCCAATTCAATGCCTTGCTTGATCTCCGGGAAAAGGACTGACGCTCTATGGATGTAGCTGAACCCGCTACAGATGACGACATCAGCGATGCGCAATTGCGCGTGCGCAACAGCGACCTTCGACGAGGCTCCGGTCGGTCGGTTTACCGCTGCGAGGAATGCGGTGACGCGATTCCTGAAGATCAACGCCAGGACAGCCCTGGTATCGAACATTGCTTTGACTGCATAGACGCCTTGGAACACTTGGCCACGCGGGGTTTTGAATGAATCTGAACGAACTCAACTTCGGCTTCCAGACGGTGCAATGGCTGGTCCTGACGGTACTCGGCATTTACACCTGGATGACCAAACGCCAGACCGCCAGTGCCCAGGAACTGCTGGAACTGCGCACTCGCATCGTCGCCCTGGAAGAACACGTCCGACACCTGCCGGACCAGACCGCCGTCACCGATCTGCTGGGCGACATGAAAGCGGTACGAGCCGAACTGTCGGGGGTCAAGGAAGCGCTTGGCCCTTTGGCCCGTTCGCTGGACCGGATCAATGATTACTTGTTGCGAGAAAAGATATGACCGAATTCGCCTCCTTTCTGCGTGAAGATTACCGCCTGGTGATTCTGCGCCTGCTGGCCGAAACGACCGGCTACCGTGCCAACAGTTCGGTACTGAACATGGCCCTGGACAGGTTCGGCCACACCCTCAGCCGCGACCAGGTGAAGACCGAATTGCACTGGCTGGCCGAACAAGGCGCGGTGACCGTCTCCGATGTCGGGCCGGTACTGGTGGCCACCCTGACCGAGCGCGGCCAGGACATCGCTGCCGGCCGTGCCCGAGTGCCAGGCATCAAGCGGCCGGGGGCCTGACCATGGCGGGCAAATCCTCGATCAACCGCCTGCCACCAATGGTGAAGGCGTACATCCAGAAGCTACTGCGCGAAGACCGCATGACCCTGGATGACATGCTTGCCGACATCCAGTCGCGCTTTCCCAACGAGAAAGCCCCCAGCCGCAGCGCGCTGGGGCGCTTCAAGCAAGGCTTCGACCTGCTGACCGAGAAGACCCGCCAGCACCGCGAGCAAGCCGAAGCCTTTGTTGGTGCCTTCGGTGAGGACGCATCCGACAAGACCGGCGCTCTGTTGGTCGAGGCCATTTCGACCCTGGCTTACCAGGCCGCGATGGGCGCCCATGAGAAGGATGATGTCACCACCAAGGAAGTGGCCGAGCTGGCGCGGGCGGCGAAGAACACGATGCAGGCCCGGACCCTGAGCATCAAAGAGCGCCTGGCTATCGAGAAAGCTGCGCGTGATCGCTTGCTCCAGGAACAAGACGCTGAGTTGGCCAAGACCGTACAGACCGGGGGTATCAGCGAAGAGCAGGCCCTGTTCTGGCGCCAGAAATTCCTGGGTGTCAAATGAGTGCCCCAGCGGTCAAGCCGTCATCGAGCACGTTGCGCGTTGTCGAGTGGGACGACTTGCCGCCGAGCGTCAAACAGATCCCCAGCGACTACAACCCGATTGCCGATGGCATCCTCATGGCGCACCAGGCCGACTGGCTGAGCATTCACGCTCAGATAAAGCTCTGTGAAAAAGGCCGTCGGACCGGCATCACTTTCGCTGAGGCCCTGGACTCGGTGATCACCGCTGCGTCACGCAAAGCCGCTGGCGGCATGGACGTGTTCTATGTCGGTGACACCAAGGAAAAAGGCCTGGAGTTCATCGGTTACTGCGCAAAGTTCAGCCGGGTGATGGCCGAGGCCCAGGCTTCGGGTGTCAGCGAAATCGAAGAGTTCTTGTTTGAGGACCAGGACGAATCGGGCAACACCCGCCAGATCAACGCCTACCGCATTCGCTACGCCTCTGGCTTCAAGATCGTCGCACTGTCCAGCAACCCAGCCAACCTGCGCGGTCTACAGGGCAAGGTGATCATCGACGAAGCGGCCTTTCACCGTGATGTTTCCGCTGTGCTGGACGCTGCAACCGCCTTGCTGATCTGGGGCGGTCGGATCGTCATCATCAGCAGCCATAACGGCAAGAGCAACCCGTTCAACCAGATGGTCAGCGACATCCGTGAAGGCCGCTATGGTGATACAGCAGAGGTCTACAAAGCGACCTTCGATGATGCCGTTGCAAATGGGTTGTATGAACGCAAGTGCATGATGACTGGGGAAGTCCCTACGGCTGAGGGCAAGGAAGCCTGGTACAAAAAGATCCGCAACGCATACGGGCCACGCAAAGCGCAGATGCATGAAGAGCTGGACGCGATTCCACGCGACGGCAACGGTGTGTGTGTTCCTGGTGTGTGGATCGAGGACGCCATGCGTGCAGCTCGCACCGTGTTGCGCCTGGCGCTGGACGATGATTTTGCGCTGCAGTCCCTTGCCCGCCGTGAAGCGTATGTCGATGAGTGGATTGAACGCTACCTCGCGCCACTGATGCAGGAGCTGACGCCCGAGCTGCGGCACTACCTGGGTATGGACTATGCCCGGCACCGTGACTTCTCGATCATCTGCCCGATGTCCGTCGACCAGGCAAGGCACCGGGACGTGCCATTTGTCGTGGAAATGCACAAAGTGCCGTACCGCCAACAGAAACAGATTCTGTTCTACATCCTGCGTCGACTGCCACGCTTTGCCTGCGCCGCCCTGGATGCAACAGGCAGTGGTGAAACCCTTGCCGAAGAAGCTGCCGATGAGTTCGGCCACGCCCGTATCCTGCAGGTGAAACTCAGCCGTGCATGGTACGGAGCCTGGATGCCGAAGTTCATTCAACTCTTCGAAGACGGCACCATCACGATGCCCAAGGATGACTCTCTGCAGCAGGACGTGCGGTCCATCGAAATGGTTGAGGGCATTCCGATGATCACGAAGGCCCGCTCGCAAGACCTTAAAGACCCCGAACTCTACCGTCACGGCGACTTCGCTGGTGCCGGCTCATTGGCCAACTTCGCAACGCTGGAGAGTGCTGCAGGTCCGGTCTCAGTCAAATCCCGTCGCCCGCGTCAGGGCACCCGCATCACCCGAGGGTACGCATGAACAAGAAAGGTGTGTGGGTCAGTCCCACTGAGTTCGTCAACTTTGCTGACGCCCCGCGCAGCTCCACGCTCGACCAACATATTGCAACCCGCGGTCGTTCCAGTGCAGGCGGATTCAGCGGCGCCAATCTGCCCAATCCTGACCCAATTCTTAAAGCCCTGGGCAAGGACATCACGGTCTATCGAGACCTGCGTAGCGCGGCATTGGTCGGCGGTAACGTCCGGCGACGCAAAGCATCTGTGCTTTCACTGGAACGAGGTATCAAGCGTGGCAATGCCCCCCTCAAGGTCGAGCGATTTATCCGCGATTGGCTCACCGATCTTGATCTTGATCGCATTATCCGCGAGTTACTCGATGCGCCGCTGTTTGGTTATCAACCCGTCGAACTGATCTGGCAGCCGGTAGGCATGAAGCTGGTGCCAGAAGACTTGCTCGGGAAACCGGCCGAGTGGTTCTTCTATGACAAAGACAATGCATTGCGCTTTCGCTCCAAGGAAGCAGGCCAGGACGGCGAACTGTGCAACCCTCAGCGCTTTATCGTTGCCCGGCAGGACGCCACCTACGCCAACCCTTACGGCTTCCCAGATCTCAGCATGTGCTTTTGGCCGACCACCTTCATGAAAGGCGGCCTGAAGTTCTGGGTGCAGTTCACCGAGAAGTACGGCAGCCCTTGGGTCATTGGTAAACATCCACGCGGCGCCACTGACGGCGAAACAGACTTGTTGCTCGATAGCCTTGATGCCATGGTGCAAGACGCTGTGGCGGCCATCCCGGACGACTCAAGCGTTCAGATCATCGAGGCAGCTGGCAAAGCCGGCAGCGCAGAGGTCTACCGCGAGTTGTTGGAGTACTGCCGGAGCGAGATCAACGTCGCAATGCTCGGGCAGAACCAGACCACCGAGAAGGACAGTAACCGGGCCAGTGCGGTAGCTGGCGCAGAGGTGACCAAAGACATTCGCGATGGTGACGCAGGTATTGTCGCTGCCTCGCTGAATGCGTGTATTCGCCTGGTTGTAGATCTCAACTTCGGCACTGATGTCGTGGCCCCCCTGTACAAGCTGTGGGAACAGGAGGAAATCGACAAGACCCTGGCCCAGCGCGACAAGGCGCTGACTGAGTCCGGTGTGAAGTTCACCAGCGCGTACTGGAAGCGCACCTACAACCTGCAGGACGGTGACTTGGACGAGACCCCGGCCCCGGCTGAATCGGCGGAGTTTGCCGAGTCAACCCTGAAGCCCATTCTCGACCAGGTGGCGCTTGACCAGGCCATCGCCAGTCTTCCCGCTGAGCTGCTGCAGGAGCAGAGCGAACAGGTTGTTGCCTCTCTGATCGAGACACTGTTGCGCGCTCGCACGGACACCGAGGCACTCGGCCTCTTGGCCGAAGCGTATCCGTCAATGGATGACCAGGCGTTGCAAGAGAACCTCACACGCCTGTTGTTCATGGCCAGTGTCTGGGGTCGTCTCAGCGCCAGCGCAGACCTGGAGGGCTGACATGGCTACCACCGTGAAGACCCCGAACCCGGCCGATCTCAAAGCGATCTTCGGCATGGAGCCGAAAAACGCCGTGGCCTATCTGAAATCCAAGGGCTACGCGATCACTTGGAACTGGCAAGAGATGCTCGACCAGGCGCACGACCAATCCTTCACGGTAGCGAAGGCCATGCGCCTGGATCTGCTGTCGGATATTCGCGGCGCCCTGGAAACGGCGCTGCAGGACGGCCAGCCCCTCAAGCAGTTCATCGCCGACTTGCAGCCTGTCCTGGAATCGCAAGGCTGGTGGGGCCAGCAAGTCGTTGTCGACAGTGAAGGCGTCGGCGAGTTGGTCCAGTTGGGCAGTCCGCGCCGGCTCAAGACGATCTATCAGACCAATCTGCAGAGCGCGTACATGGCCGGCCGCAAGGCCGAAATGGAACAAACCACAGAGACGCACCCGTACTGGAAGTATGTAGCGATCCTGGACGGCAAGACCCGACCGAGCCACCGGGCACTAAACGGCCAGGTGTTCCGGCATGACGATCCGGTCTGGTCAGCGATCTTCCCGCCGAATGGATTCAACTGCCGCTGCCGTGTTGTCGCTGTGAGTGACGCCGCAGTGAAGCGCCAAGGCCTGAAGGTCGTGTCGAGCGAAGACCGTATGTTCACTGAGATCGTGGAAACCGGCACCAACAAGCGTACCGGCGAGATCCGTACCGCGCCCGTCACCGGCATTCGCACAACAGACGCCGCTGGCAAGGCTGTCACCTTCCGCACAGACCCTGGATTCAATCACGCACCAGGTACTGGCCTGGCCGACATGCTGAAGCGCAAACAAGCAGCCGCTCAGGAGGTTTGAAATGTTCACCGTCGAACTGGATCACCATCGCCTGCAGGCAGCCCTGCGCAAAATCGAGTGGGCCGTGGGAGATCTCGCACCGCTGATGCGTGGCATCGCCGCCGAGCTGCTCAGCCAGACTGAGGAAAACTTTGGCGAGGAAGGCCGCCCCGAGTGGGAAGATCTGTCTGAGGTCACCACGGCACGCCGTGAGAAAGCAGGTAACTGGCCTGGGCAAATGCTTCAGGTCAGCTCTGCAGGCCTGGCCGCTTCGATCACCACGCAGGCGACCGACAGCTCGGCGCTGGTCGGCAGCAACAAACCCTATGCCGCCATGATGCACTTCGGTGGCACCAAGTCGGACTTCCCACATCTGTGGGGTGACATTCCAGGTCGACAGTTCTTGCCTATGGACGCCGAGGGCGAGCTGCAGCCCGAAGCAGAAGAAGCCATCCTGGATCTGGCCATGAATCATCTGGAAAAAGCCGCTCGCCTGTAAGCCCCTCAGAGGCACCTGAGCGCATATGCGGCTGCGGTGCTTTAAATGTCCCTCGAAAAACTGTCCTAAAGCCTTTATAAAGCCAGCTCAGGCTTATTTCATAAGGAGATTCAAATGCCAAGAGATGGTTTTCACTCAGAATGGATCACTATCGGTAAACATCGTGTTCTGCTTGAAGCCCGAGCGAGCTTTCCCGATGAGGATCACCGGTTCATTGCTACCTTGGTCGCCAAGTTTCTTGATCACAATTCCGAGCACGCTGGACTTGTGAAGGTTTTTTTTGACGACAAAGCCTGCGTCTACAGTATTGAGGCCGCAACAACTGATCCAGCAGAAAAAGAGTTGGAAGATCCCATTACCCAACTCGTTCAGTCGGTTTATGGGACAGGCAATTACCTTTGTGACATGACGGTGGTTCAAAAAGGTGATGAGCTATCGGATCACTACCATCATATGGAACATCTAAGTGTCAGTGCCGGCGTTTCAATAGATCGCTGGGCTAAGTAACTCATTCCCTTCAGCGGCTCGTTCAGAGCCGCTATCTCAAAGACACTCTTTAAACTCGATTAAAAGTCTTCGGCCGATCATTGGCTCAGTCTGTGTGCATCACCTTCAACTGAAGTGCACAGACCATGAAAACCATTCCTTTCTTTCGTGCCGGTAAGCATGTCGATAGCCGGGGTCGAACCGTCGAGTTCACCGAGAAAGACCTGGCGGCATCGATCAGCGGTTACGACCCGGCGCTACACCGGGCGCCCCTGGTCATCGGCCACCCCAAGGACAACGGTCCGGCTTACGGCTGGGTCCGGTCCATCAGCCGCAACCTCAAGGGCGAAGCGACTGCAGTACCTGAGCAGGTTCACAACGACTTCGCCGAGGGTGTAGCAGCCGGCACCTGGTATCCGCGTTCGGCTTCCTGGTACGCCCCCACCGATCCACGCAACCCCAAGCCGGGCATCTATTACCTGCGGCACATCGGTTTCCTCGGCGCCCAGCCGCCTGCGATCAAAGGTCTGTCCGATATCGAGTTCGATGACGGCGAGGGCGTGCTGGAAATCGAGTTCGGCGACTTCGGCGATGCCGTCGCGGCCAGCATCTTCCGCCGCCTGCGCGACTGGTTCATCGACCAGTTTGGCCAGGAAACCGCTGACAAGGTTGTTCCAGGTTGGGACGTAGACAACCTGCTGGCCGAGTCCCGCCGCGAAGACGACCGCCCCTCATTTACCGAACCGACCCCACCCAGCAAACCCACCACCGAGGAACACACCGTGAGTCCAACGGAACAGGCCGCCCTGGAGGCGGAAAACAAACGCCTGAAGGCCGACATTGCCAAGCGCGACAAGGCTGATCTCACCGCTGCGCAAGACGCTATCCATGCCTCGAACGTCGAGTACGCCGAGAAGCTGGTGGCGGCTGGTATGAAGCCAGTGCACGCCCCTGCAGTAATTGCAGCACTGGACTACGCCGAGTCGAGCGAAACGCCGTTGGAGTTCGGCGAAGACGACGCCCGCGAGCCGTTGATCGATGGCCTAAAGGCGATCTTCAGCAACCTGGCCGGCGGCGTCAGCTTCGCGGAGGTCGCCACCAAAGGCCGCGCAGGTAAGACCGTAACTCAACCCACCAATCCGCTGCTGGCTGACGCCGAAGCCCGTTCTCAACGATAGGAGGCCCCATGGCCACGTTTACTCAACCGAAAGACCCAGGCGATTTGCTCCTGGTCGAAGTCTGCCCCGGATGGACGAAAGAAAAGGCCACGTTGCTGGGCGGGGCGAATTACTCATTCGGCCAGGTGCTGGCGAAAGTCTCCGGCAAGTACCAGGTGCTTGATCTCGCTGGCACCGGCGCGGCCAAAAAATCTGCGGCGGTTCTGATTGACGCTGTGGACGCAACGGCTGGTGACCAGTCTGGCCTGGTGATCGCCCGCGGTGCCACCGTTGATCTGGCAGAACTGGTTTGGCCGGAAGGTATCACCGAAGTCCAAAAGGCCACCGCCCTGGACGAACTCAACGCCTTGGGCATTGTTGCCCGCACGGCCCTTTGATCTGGAGTAGTCCATGAATCTGCAAGACATGTTCAGCGTTGCCAACCTCACCGCCGCCGTAAACAAACTGCCGGCGATTCCCGGCAAAGTCGGCGCCATGGGGTTGTTTGATGAAAAAGGCGTCACCAGCACCAGCGTCGTTATCGATGAGCGTGAGGGGCGTCTGGTGCTGGTGCCCAACACCTCGCGCAACGATGACCCGGCCCCGATCAAAGGCGGCAAACGTAAGCGTCGCACCTTTGAAACACTGCACCTGCCACTCAATCGGCCGATCCTGCCAAGTCAATTGCAGGGTGTCGCCGCTTTTGGTCAGGAAGACACCACCGCGCCCGTGGCCACGGTGATCAACGACAACCTGCAGGAGCTGAAAAACAGTATCGAAGCCACCCGTGAGTTTCAGCGTGTGGGTGCACTTCGCGGCAAGTTGCTGGACGCGGACGGCGAAATCATCACCGATCTCTATAAAGAGTTCGAAGTCCCCCAGAAGAAAATCACGGTGGCACTCAGCAACGCCGGAACCAACGTGCGCAAGGCTTGCCTCGATGCCAAGCGTTTTTCCGAGTCCAAGCTGGCCGGCGTGATGGTCACTGGCTTCCGGGCACTATGTGGCCCCGACTGGTTCGATGCGTTGATCGATCATGAAAAAGTCAAAGCTGCATTTGCCAACTACCAAGAGGCGCAGGATCGCCTCGGCGGCGATGTGCGTTCGGGCTTTGTCTTCGGCGGCATCGAGTACATCGAGTACGACGTCACCGTCAGCGGTCAGCGCTTCATTCCGGCCGACATCGCCCAGGTGTTCCCGGTGGCCCGTGGCGTGTTCCGCATGTTCAACGCCCCGGCGAACTACAACGAAACCGTCAACACCATTGGCCAGCCGTTCTACAGCAAGGCCGAGGAACGCAAATTGGGCAAAGGCTGGGATCTGGAAGCCCAGGCGAACCCGTTGGCCATGTGCCTGTTCCCCGAAGCCCTGGTCGAGCTGAAGGCGGGCTAACCCATGCGCTACTGCACCCGCGCCGATATCGGCAACGCCATTCCGGAGATGACGCTGATTCAGCTCTCCAACGATGACCCGGCTGCCATGTCGCCCAACGAGAACGTGATCGAGGACGGCGTGCGGCAAGCGGAAGAGCTGGTAGATGGCTACCTTCGGGGCCGTTACAACCTGCCACTCGATCCGGTGCCAACCGTGCTGCGGGACGCAGTGGTGTATCTGGCGCGGCATTGGTTGTACCAACGCCGCCCCGAGGGCGCGTTACCCGATGCGGTGAAGGACAGCCGCAAAGACACCATCAAGCTGCTGGAAAGCATCCGGGACGGCGTGGTCACGCTGGGCATGCCCACGGGCCACGCCGCGCCGGAGCCAGGCGAGATCCGTGTCCGTGCACGTCGCCAGCAGTTCAGCGGCGATCTCTGGGAGCGTTACTGATGATCAAACCCAAAACCCAAACCGAGCAGGTGATGGACGCAATGCAGAAACGCCTGCAGGAGACCTTCGGCCAGATGCTGATGGTCGAGCTGTTTCCTGAAGACCCTGCACGTTACCGCCTCAACCACCCACGGGGTGCGATCTTGCTGGCCTACGGTAAGTCGACCTTTAGCGGATCAGAGGCCGGTGACTCGATGTTCCAGGCGCGCAATATCGTCATCAGGCTGACCCTGGTTTTTCGCCAGCTCAATGGAAAGGACGGGGTGGTCAGCCACCTCGACGAAATCCGTGCCTGTCTGACGGGCTGGTTTGCACCTCACTGCGATCAGGCCTGCCGTCCAGTCGCCGAGCAGTACATCGGCCAGGCAGGGGGGCTTTGGCAGTACGCCCAGGACTTTGCCCTGCGTGCCACTCAGCTACAGGTCATGGGCCCCGAAAGCGGGCCTCTACTGACTGAACCCCGTTTTGAGGAATACCCATGAAACTGACCCGCTACATCTATAACGGCCCGCAAAGCGCCGCCAATCTGCGGGTAGGCGAAGCCCGCGAACTGCTGGAGGTGCAGCTGCAGCCAGGGAAACCCGTCGAGCTGCCGGCCGACCACGAGTACACCCTGGTGCTGCTCGAACTCAAGCACCTGGTGCTTGCACCCTCTGACGCGAAGCTGGCAAGCAAGACCGCTACTGCGCCTCAGAAATCTGGACAGGAGTAAGGCCAATGCCAGCTAACTATTTGCACGGTTTCGAGACCACCGAGGTCGAACGCGGCCCTCGGGCTATTCGTGTAGTCAAGTCTGCAGTGATCGCCCTGGTCGGCACTGCGCCAATCGGGCCGGTCAATGAACTGACCCAGTCGCTGAACGAAGTAGACGCCGCTCAGTTCGGTTCGCACCTCACCGGCTTCAGCATTCCTGAAGCCCTGGAAGGCATCTACGATTTCGGCACCGGTACGGTGCTGGTGGTCAACGTCCTTGATCCGGCGACTCATCGCACTAACGTTGTGGGCCAGGAAAAGCAGTTCGGTGATAACGAGTTGCTGCAGTTGGAGCATGGCGCGCTCCAGGTGCTGACCGTCAAATCGATGGATGGCGCCACTACCTACGATCTGGGTATCGACTACACGGCAGACATGCTGATCGGTCGGGTGAAGCGCCTGGCAACCGGGAGCATTCCCGCTAACGCCCAGGTGAAGGCGGACTACACCCACGCTGATCCGAGCAAGGTCACCCCCGCCGATATCATCGGCGGGGTCACCGTCGCCGGTCGGCGTACTGGTTTGAAAGCCTTTCAAGACAGCTACAACTTGCTCGGGTACTTCCCGAAGATCTTCATTGCGCCGGGCTTCAGTACCCTGAACTCGGTGAGCGTCGAGCTGATCATTTCGGCTGTTCAGGTCAGCGCGTTCACCTACATTGATGCGCCTATCGGGATGACTGTCCAGCAAGTTATTGCGGGGCGCGGTCCGGCCGGTGCCATCAACTTCAATACCAGCAGCGACCGTGTGCGTCTGTGCTATCCGCATGTGAAGGTGTACGACGCGGCAACCGGTGGTTCGCGCCTGCAACCATTGTCGATCCGCGCAGCAGGCCTGCGAGCGAAGATCGACAACGACAAGGGCTACTGGTGGAGCATGTCCAACCAAGAGCTGGTTGGCGTGATTGGCCTGGAACGGCCACTGACGGCCCGGATCGATGACCCGAACAGTGAGGTCAATCTGCTCAACGAAAACGGCATCACCACCGTCTTCAACTCCTTCGGCACCGGTTTGCGTTTGTGGGGTAACCGTTCCGCCGCCTGGCCAACCGTGACTCATATGCGCAACTTTGAAAACGTGCGGCGCACCAAGGACGTAGTGGATGAGTCCATTCGCTACAGCTCGCTGCAGTTCGTTGACCAACCTGTGACCAACTCGCTGATCGACAGCATCACCGAAAGCGTTAACCTGCTTATTCGCAAGTTGATCAAGGACGAGGCGTTGCTCGGTGGCGAGTGCTGGTATGACCCCGCCCGCAACCCGCAAACCGAGCTGGAACAGGGACACGTCCTGTTCAGCTACAAGCTCGGGGTGCCCCCGCCATTGGAGCGCGGCACCTTCGAAACTGAAATCACCGGGGAATACCTGGTCAACCTGGGGGCTCAATAATGGCCGGCTTTAGCGCACACCGCATTTCCAACGCCAACATCTACCTGGACGGCACCAGCTTCTTTGGCAAGTCCGAAGAGATCGATCTGGGCTCGATCAAGACTGTGACCAGCGACTTCCAGGGGCTGGGCATGGTTGGCCTGATCGAACTGCCGGATGGCATTGATAAGCTAGAGGGCAAGATCACCTGGAACAGCCTGTACTTTGAAGCAGCGAAGAAACTGGTCACTCCCTTCAAGAGCATCCAGTTGCAATGCCGCTCCAACGTTCAGGTGTTCAACAACGGTGGTCTAATCGACGAGATCCCGCTGGTCACGATGATGACCATCACTGGCAAGGAGTACCAGCTGGGCAGTCATAAACCGCGTGACCCGGCCAAGTATGAAACGCCGTTCTCGGCCACCTACGTGCGCCAGGTACTCAACGGTGATGAAGTGGTGTTGCTGGACTATCTGGCCAACATCTTCCGGGTCGGTGGTGAAGACCAGTTGTCCAAGTACCGGAAGAATATCGGGCAGGCTTGAGTCAGCCAGGTAGGCCGAGGTGATTGGTAGCGAACTTAACTCCGATGGACAGGGCTTGTCCGGCGAGGTCACCGATCAAGCTTTTGGCCCCCGTTTTGGATGCATCAACCAATTGCTCACCAAGGCTCGATTCGGTGCTGAGACTATCCGGGGTTGCCTTCAGCACCTCAAGACCTTTGGCGGTCAGTACACACTCCGAGTAACCGGTAGCGTGAATCTTGCTTTGGAAGCGCAGGTAGCCTGACTCGCTCAACCAGTCGATACAGGCAAAAAGGAACTCGCCGTTTTCATTGGGAACATCGAATCCCACGCGCTCATCGAATGAAATGCCGTCAGAGATGAGATCCTTAAGTAACAGGGCACGTGGTACAGGAAAACTCTCATACAACGCACCGAGTATCTGACCGGTGAGTTCGTCGAATCGTTTGATATTGGAGGTGGTCATGTCCTTGACTCCTGAAGAGCAGCAATTAAGAGGAAATAAGCGCGATGACATAGTGAGGTGCATCGATATGCAGGTGCGTCGAGACTTCGATTTTATGCGTGCTAGACAATACTGGGGCAAGGTCTTGGAGGAAACCCCGATAGAGGTTTTGGCTGAAGCACTGAGCATGACATTGGCGTCTGGTCGTTATCAGGTGACACCGCGTTGCCAGTGCTGCCGCCACTTCTGAATATGACTAGGAGTAGCTCCACAGACTGGAGCCGCCAGGACGGCAAACCGAAGCCCCGCCATTGTTGCGGGGCTTCGTCTTTAAACTCGATTAAAAGTCATCGCCACGGCCAGGTGCGATGCTCAGGGCTCACTTAGAGCAGTCGATTAAACCGACAACCTGGAGCAACAAAAATGGCCGAACCACTCAGCTTTACCCTCAAGTTTCCTTTCAAAAACGCCGCCGGCGACACGATCTCGAAGTTGCCCATCAAACGCCTGAAGCGCAAAGACATCAGCGCTGCCCAGGCAGCCACCAAAAACGAAGCTGAGATGGAAGACATGCTCGTCGCCAAGCTGCTGGGTATCACCCATGAGGATCTCAGCGAGTTCGACATTGCCGACTCCAAGTTAGCCACCGAGGTGTTGCGGGAAATGGCTAACGGAGGAGACCTTGCTGCAGTCCTGGGACGAGGCGCTGTTGTTGGTACTAAGGCTGCCGCCGTCTGAGATCGACGAACTGGACATGGATCGGTATTGGTTTTGGGTCGATGTGTGTCGACGTGAGATTGATCGCCGCAACGAAATTGCCGAGCAGATGAAACGCTGATCGGCAGCCCCACCGGACCTTCGTCCTACCGTGCGCCTACGTCTTAGGCGCACACCCTCAATCCAATAGCCTGTCGGATATTCTATGGCGAATGAAGTCTTAGTCGGATTACGAATAGGGGCCGCTGTGTCGGGCTCCTTGAGTGCCGCATTCGGTTCCGCCAAGTCAACAGTGCAGCAGCTCGGGCGTGCGACCGATGGCCTGACGGCCAAGCAAAAGCTTATAGGGACCGAGCTGGCCGCATCCCTGGCGCGGGGTGGTACTGGCATCGAACGCATGCGTCGGCAGTATGACCAGGTCGGTCGAGCGATTGACCAACTTAAGATCAAACAGGAGAACCTCAATACCAGCATTGCCAGAGGTGCAACGCTGAAAAACCAACGCGGTGAACTGCGTGGCCAGGCAATGGAAACGCTGGGTACTGCCGCAGTGGTTGGGGCGCCAGTTGTCCAGTCGATGCGGACAGCCATCGACTTTAAAGACCAAACTCGTGACATCGCCATCACAGGCGGTTTCGATGAGGCTGAAGAAAAACGCCTCAGCAATGTAATGCGTGCTTCTGCGCTGAAGTGGAACCAGACCCAAGCCGAGGTTGCCAGGGGCACAGGCGTGCTGATTGCTGGCGGCATCTCCAGTTCTAAGGAACTGGCTGCCTACGCGCCGCTAATGGCGAAGTCCGCAACAGGTACGCGGGCCGCGATGGAGGACCTTGGGTCTGTCGCCATTGCGCTGAATGACAACCTCGGGATCGGTGCGGCCGGCTTTGAGCGCGCCATGAACATGCTGGCCTATGCGGGTGATCGTGGCCAGTTTGAACTGAAGGACATGGCCAAGTGGCTACCTCAGTTGACACCGCAGTTCGCCGCCCTGGGTATCACTGGCGAGCGGGCTGTCGCCGAGATCGGCGCGTCCCTGCAGATCGCTCGTAAGGGGGCGGGGAGCAATGACGAGGCGGCCAACAACTTTAAAAACTTCCTTTCCAAGCTGACCGCCCCGGACACGATCAAGGCCTTTAATGACGCTGGCATTGATATCAAGGATGCGCTGGCCAACATGGTTAATAAAGGACTGACCCCTACGCAAGCCATGTTGGAAGTTGTTACTCAATACATGGGTACTAAAGGTCCGGCTGCGGCCGCGCAATTGCAGAAGGTCATGGCTATAAAGGATGACCAGGAGCGCGAAATCGCTCTGAGTCGACTTAATGAAGCCTACAAGTTGGGCGAGCTGTTCCGTGATCAACAGGCGCTGTCGTACCTTCGGCCAGCCCTGGCCAACCGAGCCGAGGGAGCAGACATCCAACAAAGTAGTGTGAGCGCGGCTGATCAGGGAGTTCTTGATCAAAAGTGGCAAAAACGCATGGGGAGCGCAAAAGAACAACTTAAAGCGCTCACCATTAGTTTGTCGGAGGTCGGTATCGCTCTCGGTGGTGCGCTGCTGCCGTCGTTGGTTGAGACCACTCAGGCGATTGTTCCAGTTGTTCGTTCGTTTGCTACCTGGTCCGAAAACAACCCGGGCCTGGTCAGTGGTGTTGTTAAAGCAGTCACCGCTATTGTTGCCCTCAAGCTCGGATTTATTGGGTTGAAGTATGGCGCCAATCTCGGCGCCTCGGCACTCAACAGCGTCGGGACTTTCATGTCCTTACTGACTGCCAAGACCGCGTTGTTGAACAGCACCCTGTTGGCTGCTCGCTTCGCTCCATTGATAACTGGTGTTGGCAGCGTGACTGCTTTGATGCCGGGGCTGACTGGTGCTGTGGCAGCATTTGGTGCAACGCTGGCAGCCACACCTATTGGCTGGATCGTGGCCGGCATTGCTGCTATCGCAGTAGCCGGACTCGCGATCTACAAAAACTGGGAGCCTATCAGAGCCTGGACCATCGGTTTCTTCACGGGGCTTGTTGAAGGCCTCAAGCCCATCCGCGATGCCTTCTCTGCGGCCTTTGCGCCAGTAGGTCCATTGCTCGCCCAGCTGGGGACTTTCATCCAGCCGGTGATTCAATGGTTCCGTGAGCTGTTCAGTCCGGTGCAAGTCACTGGCGATGCCCTGGGCCGTGCCACCTGGTCAGGGATTGAGTTTGGGCGGGCCGTTGGCGGCGTCCTATCCGCACTGATGGCGCCCATCCGCTGGGTACTGGAGGGCATCAGCGAAATCCCGCAAGCCTTTAGCGGCGGCCTTGGAGGTGTGGCTCAACTGATTGCCAATTTCTCGCCGCTTGGCCTGTTCTATCGGGCGTTCGCTGGAGTCATGAGCTACTTCGGGGTTGAGTTACCGACCAAGTTCACCGAGTTCGGCGGCATGATTGTCACGGGCCTGGTCAACGGCATCAGCAACATGGCCACGTCATTGAAAGACAGCGTGGTCGGTGTCGGCTCATCGGTAAAAGGCTGGTTCACCGAGACGCTGGGTATCCAGTCGCCGAGCCGGGTGTTCATGGGCTACGGGGCCAACATCAGCGAAGGCGCAGCGATTGGCATCAGTGCCCAGGCCGGCCTGGTGCGCAAGGCCGCGCTCGGGATGGCTGCTCAATCGGGTGTCGACCTTGCACCGCCGAATCCAGCCGACGTTTCCAGGGCAAGCATGATGGGCGGTGGTGGTACAGCTCCTGGTGCTGCAGTTGCAGGCGGCCAAACCGTCATCAACTTCTCTCCTCAAATCACCGTGCCTGGTGGGGCTGGCGTTCAACAACAGGTTCAGCAGGCGCTGCAAGCCAACTACCCCGAGTTTCTGCGGATGATGGAACGCTACATGCACGACAAGCGCCGTCTGAGCTACGGCTCGGGTGACGGAGGGATAGCCTGATGTTTGCCATCCTGGGCGAGATCGAATTCACCGTTGCCGGTGGTATCAGCGGCATGGAGCAAAGTGGCTCGGCCGATTGGGCCGAGCATGCGCGCATCCAGGGCAAGCCACTCCTGGAGTGGATCGGCGAAGGGCTGGACGAATGCAACCTGACCATCGAGTTGCATCCGCTCCTGGGCGATCCCGAGGCGCGCTTGCGGGCATTGCGCCAGGCCAAAGCCAAGCATGAGCCCCTGGCGTTCGTCATGGGGTCCGGTGAGTACCATGGCGCATACGTCATCACCAACATCGGCAACACCGTCCGCCGTGCAACGGCAACAGGCCAGATTCAATCTGCAGTGGTGCAGCTGAACCTGAAGGAATACACCGGGGCTTTCACGCGCAAGGTGACTCGATCCGGGCTGCTCGATACAGCATTGAGCGGTACGTCAGCTGCTGCAGCAGGATCGCCCGGACTTATCTCACGGCTGATGCCAGCACCCAGCACCGTACAAGCAGTGATCGGCCATGCCAAGACGGCCGGCAACATGCTGAAGGCCGGCCAGAACCTCTACGAGACGGTCAAGAGTGGCAACGCCTCGATGATCCTCGGGCAGGTGCCTCAGCTGCTGGGTGTCACGGCGAGGGCTATTGAGCCTTTGCAGGGGCTGACTGCGGCCGCGGGCCTGCTCGATGACGGCGCCGACCTGTCGCGCCTCGGTGAAGACGTGCTGAGCAGTGTGATGGGCGCTCGATCCGCACTCGATCCGGTCGACCTGGGCAACATCGTGGACCGGTTCACTGCGTCCCGTCAGTCGCTTGGCCAGGCGCTCGCCACCATGGACGGTGCCAGTACCCGACTGGCCGGTCTGGCCGCGCAAGTCCTTACGAGGAAAGCCTGATGTTTCTGACCCATATCACGACCGAGGGTGAACGTTGGGACCAGTTGGCCTGGCGCTACTACGGTGACGCTCATCGGTATTTGCCGATCGTTGAAGCCAACAAGCATGTACCGATCACCGGAGCCTTGCCAGCCGGGTTGACCCTGGCCATCCCGGTCCTTGAGCCTGTGGCAACAACTGAGGATCTGCCACCATGGATGCGATGATTCCCGCGCAGGTGCCCGAGACGCGCTTTGTGCTGACGTACCAGCAACGCAACATCACCCGCAACATCAGCGAACACCTTCTGTCGCTGAGCTACATGGACTTCTTGTCTGGCCAGGCCGATAGCCTGGACGTCGAGTTGGAAGACGCCGAAGGCAAATGGCGTGATGCCTGGTATCCCGGCCACGGCGATAGCCTGGCGCTGTCCATCGGCTGGGAGGGGAAGCCACTGCGCGAGGTAGGCCGGTTTGAGATCGATGGGATCGAGCTACGTTGCCCGGCGTCGTCGGTCACGATCCGTGCCCTGGGCACAGGTATCAACAGCCCGTTGCGCACGCCTGAACACAAGGCCTACGAAAACACGACTCTGGACGCGGTGGCCAAGCAGGTCGCGACCCGTCAGGGGCTGGAGCTGATCGGCAGTATTGAACCGATCAAGCTCGACCGGCTGACACAGCAGGAGTCGGACCTGCAGTTCCTGCGCAATCTGGCGGGCGAATACGACTATGCGTTCAAGGTGACCGGCAAGCGCATGGTGTTCCATGCCATCAGCGAGCTGGTCAAAGGCGTGCCGGTCGCGTCCCTGGTGCTGGGAGACCTGGGCAACGTCACACTGCGCGACCAGATCCGCGAGGTGCCGAAGGCCGTTGAGGTCAAGCACAAGGAGCCGGCGACCAAAAAGCTGATCTCGTACACCATCAACAATAAGGGTGAAACAGTCGCGGTGCCGAGCAGCTCAAGCAAGGCCACAACCAGCGGCGACACCAAGAAGAAGCGCAAGCGTAGTGCCTCGGCCGAAGAGGCCAAGGCGAAAGCCAAGGCGGAGCTGGCCAGGGCCAACCGCGAACGCACAACAGGTGCCTGGACCGCGATGGGCCGCCCCAACCTGGTCAGCGGCAACATTGTGACCCTGGCTGCGGCTGGCAAACTCGGTGGCAACTACCTGATCACCTCAGCCCGCCATGAAATGACCCGCAGTGGCGGCTACATCGTCGACCTGGAGTCTTGCCGCGTTTCGGCGCCCTCGATCTCTATGACCCAGGACAGCACCAAGCCCGACCTGGCGCTATCGACCTACGGCATTCAACAGGAGGTGGTCGCCTGATGGGCGTTCAACTGGAGTACGGCGAAGTCAGCGCCGTGGACTACATGACATGTCGTGTCCGGGTGCGCCTGGATGACCGTGACGGCGTTGAGAGCTATTGGCTCAACGTGCCCCAGCGCAATACCCAGGGCACGCAGCGCCGGCCGTTGATGCCCGAGCTGAAAGAGCAGGTCGCGGTGCTGCTGGACTCTGATGGCGTGGGTGGTGTTTGCCTGGGCGGGATCTACTCGACAGCCGAGCCGCCGCCCGTGGTTGACCAGGACACCGACTATGTACGGTTCAGCGATGGGACTGTCTCCACCTACGACCGTGCGGCCGGGGTGATGACGTTGGACTGCGTGGGGGCGTTGCTTGTGAAGTGCGGCCGGAACATCACAGTGGAGGCTGGTGAGCCGGTGACAGTGAAGGCGCCCTCGGCGACTCTGGACGTCCCGCAGGTCACCTTGAATGGCAACCTGCAGGTGAATGGCGACGTTGGTGTGAATGGCAACGTCAATGCGACCGGGACGGTCCTGGATGTCGGTGGCAACTCGAACCACCATAGCCATTAGCTGATTACAGGCTCCATATTTCTACGAACCCAAGTAACGGCTCTTTCTATTGGCACCTTATCATTTTGAGGCTCAGCATTGGGTTTAAGTCCCACCGAGGGCTCATCGCTAGAAAACGATTGGGTGACTACTCTGAACACTGTGCGTTTGGGGCCAACCTTTTCAATCCAAAGTGTGCCGATATCCATATCTTTAAACATCTTTTAAGTCCTTCTATCGCTATTGGTTTTTTGCAGTGGGTTATTTAAACGCTCTTTAAACTCGATTAAAAGCCTGCACCGGCAGATTCTCGCACTATGGGCGTATGACGACGTCCACTCCTTACACAAGCATCACCGCCGCCCACTGGCAGCCCGCCCTCGGTACATCCGGGGAGGTTGTCGAGGGCCTGCGCGATATCGATCAGTCCATTCGCATCATCCTCACGACGCCCAAGGGCGCCGACGCTCATCGGCCGGACTTCGGCAGTGACCTGCATTTATATATCGACTGGCCCGTCAACCGAGTGACCCCGCACCTGGTGCGTGAAACTGTCGACGCTCTTCGTCGTTGGGAAACCCGTATCTCGGTTGTGCAGGTACAAGTGCAGATTGAAGAGTCGCAGATCAGGGTGCGGGTGCAGTGGCGCGTTGCGGATGGTGTCACCCAGTTGACCGAGGTGCCCTATGCGCGAGCTGCCTAAACCCGTCTTTGTCGAGATCGATCCGGCCGCCACCGAAGCCGCCCTGATTGCCCGCTATGAGGCCAAGTCGGGGAAAACCCTGTATCCCGCCCAGGTCGAGCGGCTCTTTATTGACCTGATTGCCTACACCAAGACGCGCTCGGACATGGCCATTCAAAATGCCGGCGAGCAGTCCCTGGTGCGTTACGCAACAGCTCCCATCCTTGATTACCTGGGTGAACTGGTTGCGACTCCCAGGTTGTTGGCTGCTCCAGCACGTTGCCCGATCCGCTTCAGCATGCCGGCCACCGTTCAGCAGCCGCTGCTGATTCCTGCCGGCACTCGGGTCAGCACCCAAGACGCGAAGATCACGTTCTTGACTGACCAGGATGCAATCATTCCAGTTGGTCAAGCCCAGGTTGCAGTCACTGCGACCTGCCTTGCGTCCGGGGTGGTTGGCAACGGTTGGGCCGTTGGCCAGATCAGCAGCATTGGTAACTCACTTGCTGCAGGTCTGACAGCGACTAATACCAATGTCACCGCCGATGGTGCCGAGGATGAAGATGATGACCGCTACCGCGAACGGATCATCCTTGCCCCTGAAGCCTTCAGCAATGCCGGCAGTCGTGGCGCATATCGCTACCATGCCTTGGCGGTGCATCAGTCGATTATTGATGTTGCAGTGCACGGACCGGACGAAGGTCAACTAGATGGCCATGTAGCTCTATTCCCGCTTACTGACACCGGGTTGCCAACGGAAGAACTGCTGCAGCAGATCAAGAGCCAGGTCTCTGGTGAGAAGGTGCGCCCTCTATGCGACACCGTACATGTCCTTGCGCCCATTGAAGTGATCTACCAGATCAAGGCGCGCCTGACCTTTTACGCAACAGCAGATCGAGCCGTAGCGATGAAGGCGGCCAGGGCTGCCGCCGACGCGTATGCGGTTGAACGCCGTGCTGGGCTCGGTCGTGATCTTGTCCAGGAGCAGATAACGGCGCTGCTGCAGGTGAATGGCGTTTATCGCGCTGAACTGGAGTTACCCAACGCCTGGCGCGAGCTGCTGAGTAATGAGTGGGCGAATTGCACATCGATCCTGCTGGAGGATGCAGGGGTGGCTTATGGCTGAGCAACAACTGCCGCCAGCCTTGGCCGGTGATGAGCGCTTCGCGTTGCTCTGTGAGCTGCTCAACGAGACGTTTGACAGCCTGGATATCAACGCGATGTTGGTCTACCTGATCGACCTTGTGAAACCGCGACTGCTGCCTGTCCTGGCCGACCAGTTCTCTCTCATCGACGAGGCGGCCTGGTTGCTGGCCGAGTCTGAGGATGCCAAGCGCAACCTGATCAAGAGTTCGGCCGAGTTGCATCGATACAAGGGCAATCCCTGGGCAATCCGTGAGGTTATCCGCTTGCTGGGCTTCGGCGAGGTGACGATCCAGGAGGGGCTGAACAACCAGATTCGCAATGGAGCGATCACCAGGGACGGGAACCATGTCCACGGTAACCCCGCCGCCTGGCCCCTTTATCGGGTCTTTCTCAACCGCGCTATCACCAACGACCAGGCTGCGCTCGTGCGCCGCCTTCTACTTTCTGTCGCACCCACGCGCTGCCGCTTGGTGTCGCTCGACTATCAGTCGGTGGCTATCAGGCATAACGGCTTCGCTCGTCGCGACGGCCAATACAACCATGGGAGCAGCTGATGGCTGATTTACCTGAAGTAAATGAATGGCCGGAAGGCATCTACCAGCTTGAGACCTCCGACCCTGTGTTGGGCGGGCCGGAAGGTATCGACAACCTACAAGGTAAGCAGCTGGCGAGCCGAACGAAGTGGCTCCGTGATCAGTTTGAGAAGATCGCTAATGGTGTCAACGCCGTTGGCAAGGCCAGCAAACTGGCGACAGCACGTGCCTTTTCGTTCAAAGGTGCCGCGACCGGCAGCGGTGACTTTGATGGAAGCGCTGATGTCGAGATCACGCTGACCTTGGCGGACAGCGGTTTGGCATCAGGTAGCTACACGCGAATTACATTCAATAGCAAAGGTTTGGCAACTGGTGGTTCGAACCCCAGCACCTTGTCGGGCTACGGCATCACCGATGGTGCGACGAAAACCGACCTGGGGGAAAAGGCCGACAAAGCCACCAGCTTGGCAGGCTATGGGGTTGCGTTTGCGAGCCAACCGGAGGCTGAGGCTGGTGCCGATACCAACAAACCCATGAACGCGCTAAGGGTGTTTCAGGCGATCACTGCGAAAGTAGTTCAAGCCACAGGCAGCGCGATTGGCCTTGCCCGGCTCGCTTCTCTGGTTGAAGTGATCGCCGGCACCGATGACGCGACTATCGTAACGCCAAAAAAGGCGGCTGCCTTGTTCCCGTTCCGGGGTTGGAAGGTGTTCAACGTCACGGGGGTTTACACATGGACGGTTCCAGCAGGAGTTACCAAGGCGTGGGTTGAGGTCATCGGCGGCGGTGGCGGCGGGGCTCGGTCAGCTGTGGTGCCTGGCCCTTCGGGGGGCGGCGGCGGTGGGGTGGCGATAAAGCTGGTCGACCTAACGGGTGTGACGAGCGTCACTGTGACAGTAGGCTTAGGCGGACCGGGCGCGGTGACGATGGAAGCCGTAGGCGGCAATGGTGGCGCTTCGGCATTTGGTGGCTACTGCTCTGCCACGGGAGGCCAGGGCGGCGTGATCAATGGCAACGGCTCAGGCCCCGGAAGCGGGATCGGTGGTGATCTGAACTTTACTGTTGGGGTCGGCTCGGTGCCGGTCGGCAGCGCATTCAACACCAACTTCCTCGGCGGATGCGGTGGTGGCGGTGAGTCGACATATGCGCGGGCAGATAATTCGCCGCCGAGCCGGGCGGGTCATGGCGGCGGCGGCCGTATCGATAGTGCCGGAGCCCCTGGGGCTGCTGGGCAGGTTCTTATTAGGTGGTGACTATGTGGGCATTAATCATTGATGAGGTTGTTGTGGAGGTCACGGACATTGATCCAGCGGGCCGCTTCCATCCGGACCTGATTTGGACTTCGTGTCCAAAGACTGTATTACCCGGCTGGACATACGATGGCGATGGGTACAAAGCGCCGGAAATTGATCCTTCCGCGCTTGCGGCAACAGCGATTGCAAGGAGAGACGGCCTGTTACGGGAGAGTGCGACTCGTGTAGCACCGCTGCAGGACGCAGTGGACCTAGGCGAAGCAACAACAGCGGAGCGTGAGGCTCTCATTTCCTGGAAGTCTTACCGCATCAACCTGAACCGCATTGAGCATCAGGCTGGTTTCCCGACGACCATCGACTGGCCATCTGTGCCAGGCGCTCAGGCACCTGGCTAG